TGTCTCGCCGCCTTCGGCAACAACACTCCAAGCCTCACCCTGCAACTCGCCAACCATTGTGGCGGTGATTGTCGGGTCGGCTGTGCCTGCCATGACAAACTCACCGACAAAGCCTGCGGTTGCGGTAGCCGCGACGCTTGCTGCGCCATCAACTGACAACACTGCGTTGAAGTTGGCGGCTGTTGTGACCGCCACATCGACAGCACTGTCAAACTGCCTGACCGGGATGAACGCGCCTGTGACTGTTACTGCCACGCTTGCGGAACCGTCCATCGCCGCAATAAAGGCCGCAGACGCCGCCACTGAGGTCGCGCCTGTGACCGACGCATCGACTTGGGCGATGCGCGTTGGTGTCGCTGACGCTGTGGTTGCGACACTTACAGAAGCTGCTACCGTCGCAATCCTCGTTGCTACAGAGGCTTCTGTGATAGCGGTGTTGACCGAACTATCGACCTGTCGGACTGGCGTTGCATCGCCTGAGACTGTGATTGCCGTTGCTGCCGAGGCTTCGTCAAAGACGATGCGCTGTGCGTCTGCTGTAGTTGTTACCGCGACGCTTGCGGCTCCATCCATAGGGATGAAGAACTGCAACTCTGCGGAAACATTGACCGCGATGCTTGCCGATGCAGTCGGCGCAATCAGGACAGCCAGCGATGACAGGTTGTCCATGTTCCCCAGAGCATCAAGGAAGTCTAGGGTTCCCCAAGCATCCAACTGCTCAAGTGTTGGATTGGCCCAAGGCAGGGCGTCAAGGCTGTCGAGGCTGTGCGGTAGCGCATCAATGCTACCTGTAAGCTGCTCTAGCTGTGGTGTATTAGTAGCCATGACGCCACCTCATTAGGCGGCTGTGATATCTAAGTCGCCTGCTGCAATTTTCAGAATGTCGCCACTGCCAATCGCTTTGCCCGTTGTGAACGCGCCGTGAATTAGCAAGTTGCCAGAGGAAGCCGCATCGAAAATACCGAAATGCGTTACAGTTCCCCATGACCCGGAAGCGGCGGCAAATTCGATTGCGCCACTATTACTTGTTGTGCCGCTAGACGCCGCGCTGAAAGTTGCGGAGACACGGCTGTAGTTATTGCCTGTCAACTCTGTGCCAGAGTTGTTGTCGCCAAACGAACCCGTGGACAGGCCGACATAGACATTCGACGGCGCGGTATAAGAACCTGTCGCCAAGATATGATCGAGAATTTCATTCTCAAGATAATCGGACATTGCAGACATATTATGCTCCTATGTACTCTGCTTGCATTGCTAGACCGCCACCGCCAAAGCGTGACTTTTCCATTTCCTTTGTTATTTCCTCGATGCTCCGACCAAAGTATTGGTCGTAGGTTTGCGCTCGACCCTCATCCATCAAAAAGGTGTAGGCATGTGTGAGACTGCCGTAGAGGTAGGCATCAGGATGGCGTGTCAAAATTGTGTTGGTCGTTGAACTGTCTGACAGTGCTGTAATGCCTTCGCCGTAAATCATTTCGACGGTTTCGGCGGCTGACGGAACAGGGCGCAATGCAACCTCAGTCCCAATAATTGTATATGCTTCGGGCTTGCCGCCTGTAGCATTGGGGAACTGTTTGTAGAATTGTTGAGGTGTATAATACTCTAACACTCTTTGCGGGCTGCTGTTAAGTTTAATCACGCGGATTTCGCGCAAATCTGTCGGCAATGAAATAAATTCATCATTAGCAGTTGTGCTGGCGGTCACGCGCTTTTCCTGTGAACGTGTGCTGAGTTCACGGCTCATTCTTGCTTCTGCAAGGCTGATGAAATTTTTTATGTCGTTTGTCAGATCAGTTCGTGCCAAGAAATCAGCAATCGCAGTCTGCAACTCCGAATAAGTCGTGATAGCCATTAGATATGTCCTACGTCAGTGCGGAAAAAACGATTGTCATAATCGTTCAGCCATTTTCGCCACTCTTTCGGGTTGTCCTGTGGACGACCGAATTTTTGCAGTAATTCGTGATAAAGACCGCTTGGAATGTCTGCGACTTTCCGACGGTGCGCCTGAGTGTTACCGATGAGTGAACCGGGGCGAAACGCATTTGCTTCTTCACGGTTCTTGGAAACAAGGCTGTCGATGTTCTGCTTGCTCTCAACAATCATTCCATCGTCGTTAAAATGAACCCACGTTTCTTTGCCAGTAACGTCGTCACGTTTTATAAGTCTTTTGTTCATCAAAACACCAAAAGTTCGGGGGTAGCCGAAGCCACCCCCTAGCACTTTAATTGAGGTCGTAAACTGCGCCGTGTGCTTTTGGAGCAGATACTTTCAGGCCATATTCCGTGATGACTTGGAATTTGGCTGCGTCACCTGTTTTAGCCAAATCTTCCACAAGGAAGTTCCGACCCGGCAGAGTGACGACTGAAGCGTAGTCGCTGTCGAGCAGATACAGACGGTCATTACCCATCTGACGGTCGATGACGACTGACAGTTCACCATAGTCGCTGAGATACAGCGAGACCGATCCAACGATGGCGGCTTCACGCGGAGCCGTGTATTGGATTTGGTTGGTTGCAACTGAACCCGACGACAGGTCGCTGAACGTCGCTTTTTTAGCGGGCGATACAACGAGCATGTTGGGGTTGCCGCCGTCCTCGTAAGCTGCTTGGTGAGCAGCGTCGATCAGAGCCAGCGACAGGTCGCGGTCTGTGCCACCAGTCGGAACGTCCGAACCGTCACCAGTCGGAGCCGCGCCACCAGAACCAACAGATACGTTGGTGATCCAGCTTGACAGGTTAGCTGTTTCGCGGGTTGCGCCAGTTGCTTTAGCGTTGTCTGAGCAAAGACCTTTTTCAATGTCTCGGCGCAGTTCCAAGCCTTTCAGAACTTTCTGATAGGCAGTTTCACGGTCACGACCAGCAGTGTCCACGCTGTCCAACGTGCCAGAAACGGCGGCGTCTTTTTGCGAGATTTGCGTTACGTTTGAGAAACGCACTGCTTGAGTGGGCGTTGCGTAAGAAGCATCCGCACCCTCGGCAACATAGTTGGTTGCAGAAGCGGCGGCGAGTTCTTGAACAAGCCAATCAAAGGTCGTGTTATTCACAGTCTCCTTGCGGAGAGAGGAATAGATTGGGGTTTCATCGGGATCGCATTCCCTCTCACCTTTCGATGAGGATTGGACTATATCATCACTGCATTGCAGTGCTGGGCGCTCTAGCCTGTTATTAAGAGGGCTTTACCTCTCAGGTAGTCTCTGAACCTTCCGTCGATGTATCGACGGCTTGGCTGCTGATTGCCATATCCGTTTGGACTTAGGGTTCCAGCAGTTCACCCAGTTTTACACGCACCGATCAGTTAATGCGTGTGATCACATCGGAGAGGTCTTCGCGCTCACCGATAGCGATAACTGTAGTTTGCGTAGCCATGTGTTAAATCTCCTTGGCATTTAGCGGTTAAGTAGAAAATCGACGGCGGCGTCTTTGCTGCCAGTCTTTTTCAAACGGTCAAAAGCCTTGCGCTTTTTCTCGGAAGCTACGTCTTGCGAAGTCTTCGGCTTACCGCCCTTCACCATCTTTGGAGCCTTGGCGACCTTTTTTCTCGCAACAGGTTTTTCCTGTTGCAGTTGGTCATACAGATATGCACGGCGCAGAACGTCAACAAGGCGGCTATCGACCACCTGAGATAGTTCGTCGCTCGTAAAACCGACGCGCTGTGCAAAGTTAATCAAACCCGCTTTTTCACGGGTGGCAACTTCGTCATCGCGCCATTCTGGGATGCGCTCAACCAGTTTGGATTTCTCCTCCGAAACACGCTGTTGAATAAGCTGCATTTGTTCTTGTTGAAGAACTTGCATGGCTTTTTCGCGGTCACGTTGATTTTCACGCTGTTTCACAAATTCCAGAGGGTCTTCCTCATAGAGTTTGTCCCAATATTCCTGTGTAGGCTCTTGCCCGGCTTGGGATAGTTGTGCCTGCAACTGTGCAAGACCTTGAGCGTATTTTTCACGCTCTTGCTCTAATACCGTCCGATCAGCTTCCAGCGACTTGCGCTGTTCTGCGGCCTCGGATAGGCGTTTTTGAGCAGTTCGCTCAAGTTGAAACGATTTGACGAGATCGTCTGCTGAGACATCCATCTCCTCGCCATCAACTTTGACGGTGTAATATTCGACCTCGGCTTCTTCCTCAGTCTCATATTCCTCAATCTCATCGGCTTCGGTTTCGGCTTGGTCTTCGACGGCCTCGACTTCGACTTCTTCAACTTCGGTTGCCTCTGCTTCCACAGCTTCGGCGGTTGGCTCTTGTTCTACTTCGCTTGCCTCGGTCGGGGCGTTAGTATTCAAGAGTGTTTCAATGGCAGACGCCATGCTGAGTGGTTCAGTCCCGTCAGGGATACTGCTTTCGCTCATTACTTTCTCCTAAGAAGGTTAGATTAGACGCTTACGAGTTCGTAAATCCTCAAGCTGCGTCTTTGCCAATTCGCCCGTCTGGACGACACTTACCAGATGGTCTTCGACTGCTTTGAGAGCCGTCATAAACTGGTAAATCTTTTCACGACCCTGCTCATCACGGGCTGGGGAGTTAAGCCAAGCATCCGTATAAGAGGATCGGAGTATTTCAAACGCTTCTTGAAAGATGGCGTTGTTCAATACTGCCTGCGCTTCTGCTGCGCGACCAAGTTCTGTGTTGAGTTTTCCGTCGCTCATTAAACCCTCGGTAAGTTGTCGCTAATGGAAGACTGAACGTCGAGTTGAACATCTGCCGCCAACTTCTGACGACGCAGTTCCAACTCGGCGGCAAGTTCTTGCTGACGAAGTTGCATCTCTGCTGCAAACTTCTCGCGCTCGAACTCAAGTTCAGCGGCAATCTTCTCACGCTGTAGAGCCAACTGGTTTTGCAGTTTTTGTTGCTCAACCTGAAACTCCATCTCGACGGGGTTCGGCCCCTGCTGACCTTCGGCGGCCTGCATAGCCAAAGCCTGCTCGACTTCGGGGCCAGAGTTGAAGAACTGGTCTGTGTCCCGGAAGCCTGCTGTCTCTGCAATCTTCTTCAACGTGTTCACATATTGAGTGATGCTGACAATCGGATTGTTCATGCCAAGCTGCTGCAAAATCTCTTGTTGCTTGGCAGAGACTTGAAGCATCATCGCGGTCTTCTGGTCTTCGTTGCCAGTACCGAGGCCAACGGTCACTTCAATGTCAAACTCATTGTCCCAAGCGCGGGGATCGAGGGCGACATACTCATTGCGGATGCGAATAGTGCGCTCTTTGTTCATGTGCTTTTGGCACAGATGCAAAACACCCTTTGCCAAGTCTTTCATGCCTGTTTCGGCAAAGACCCGCGCAATCATTTCAATCTTGGCTTGTGCGCCCTGAATAGTGGCGTTCACTGCTGCGGCTGTTGTGGACTGCAACGTGCTTGGGTCAAGACCCATTGAGGCTTTGCTAAACCCTGTGCGCTGGTCACGCACTTCGTCGATGTAGCCAAGCATCTGAAATGCCTGCGCCCCGATTTGCGGAACTGCAAGGGGTTGCACCATGCCCGGAGCGCGGGAGCGAACAATGCCACCCGGACGGGAGGTCAAAAGGTCATCAAGATTGACCTGACCCTCAACCGCCACTACGCGGCTGTTGTTGGACAGGTAAAGGTTGTCCAGCATTTGCCGCAAAATGGTGGACTTGATTAGTTGCAAGTCCATGACCATTTCAGCCACAGAACGCCCGACCATCCGATGCGGCATCAAGACGGGTGAAAGCAGTGCAAACGGGATTACATCCCAAGGCTCGTTCTCCACGATTTCAGCACCATCGCCCAAGGCCACAAAGCGGCGCAACTCAGCGATGCCGTCATCGTCATAGTCAGCGTAAATGTATCCTTCTGTGACCAAGACCTCGCGCATAGACGGGTCACTGCTATCAACTTCGGGGCCGTCTTCTAAATCCTCGAAACGGCGTTGACGCTCTTGGTCATTGTCGAGGTCGTTATAGCCAGCATATTGCTCGACCATTTCACGCTCATAGCCCATTGCCACCAAGTCGCTAACAGTGACTTGTGAACGGTGGGCAATGAACGAGCAGTCTTCGAGTGAAGTGGCGCGGCGGTTATAGATCAACTCCTCTGGCGGGATGTTGAGCAACTTGACCTTGCCATTCATCTCGGTCTTTTTGACCTTGACGTTAAATGTCACCGACATCGGGATTTCGGAGCCGTCAGGGGCGGTCATGCCCATCTCAACTGCTTCCTGCTCCACGACCTCGATGTTGGGGTCGGCAACAAGCAAAGCCAACTCGTCTTCGGTTAGACCCTCATATTCTTCTTCTTCCGTCCGTTCGGTTTCGTCCCAATAGAATTTTACCGCGCCCAGCTTAAATAAGAGGGCATCTTTCATAAAGTCATGGACGACACGAAAACCGTTATTGTCGTTGTTGACAACAAAGTTGACGAGTTCGGTGGCTTGTTCTGCCGCCTGAACATCCTCTGGCTGACGCCCGACGAAACGAGCATACTGACCAGATTGTGCGAATATTTTTGTAAGCGACGGCATAATGTACTCAATGACATCGCTGACTTCTGTGGCGACTACCTGACTGCGACCCTCTACTTCATTGCCAAAAGGCTCACCGAGATAATAGCCCATCGCGTCAATGCGCTCTTGGCTAAACTCAGTGTCGTAGTAATTTAGGGCGCTCTGGATTTCGTCCGAAATGATAGAACGAAAATCGAGTTCTGAAATCGCCATAATTTATGTCCTTCTAAAAGAGCAAGCCCTTTACGAAATTTTCTCCGTAGGTGATGCGTCCCGTCGGGCCGACAAGCAACTGCTCCCCGTAGTCAAAATCTTGAGTTACAAATGGGCTATATTTGCGCCGTTCTTGTGCAGTCAGCTTTCTTCTGTTCTGAACATTTCTAGCTTCAACCTCGCCCGCCTCTCTCAAATAATATTCAAACTCGTCCATGTATTTTTCAGCAATTTTGAGGTCTTCCTTGGCAACCATCAATTTGGTGTCAAGTTCCCTTAAAATATCTGCGCCAGCGTTTGCCGCTTCTGCCGCTTCTATTTCTTCTTTATAAAACTCTACCGCTTTTTTTAGACGCGCTTTTTCAAACATAGCATCGCTTTTAAGC